GCAAACTGGTCGCATTCGTGCGTTTCCACGGTGCCCTCCGTGTACACGTTGCGGGTGCCGTTTTTGTAGTAGAGCCGCACGGTGCTCTCCGGGGTAAAGAAGTCATAGAGGCGGATGCGGTTTTGCTCCAAGTTGTAACCATCAATAGTTACATACAGCACGGCATTGCGCTTGCCTCTGCGGGTCGAATTGATTTTGTCACCGCTGGACATGCCGCGCGGGCTGGTGGCCACATTCGCAGCCACCGGCCCAAAGCCTGCATATGTCACAGAGTACGCGCTGCCGTATTGCGTCAAGGTGAGCCTTTTTCCATCCGGGCGCTCTGCGGTCAGAGTAAACATTTAGACACCTCCAGCATAAGCAAGCGCGTTGTGCGTCTGCCGGTAGATTTCCAGGCGGGAAAGTGCACGCGGGCTGTTGTTGGTTTGGTTGATGATGATGGTTTTGCCGCCTCCGCCAGCATAACCGCCAGCGCCAGCCTGCATGCTGCCGGATAGGCCGTTCATGGCTGCATTGCCCAGGTCACGCACGGCGCTGTTTACAGCGCTGCGGCTCTGCTCAATGCCCTCCGCCATGCCCAGGCCCAGCATTTTGCCCACCTCATCGCGCATGACAGCAGAGGGGGAATGGATACCAAACAGATTTTTGATAAAGTTGGTTACATTGCCAACCCAACCAGAAATTTTGTTCTTAATCCATGTGAAGCTACCAGAGATGCCCTCCCACAGGCCAGAAACAAGGTTTTTGCCCGCGTCAAGCATTTTGCCGGGCAGGCTGCGCACGCCATCAACCACAGACGAAACAAGATTGCTCGCTGCTTCGCGGCCCTTCGCCAGCAGATTCCGGCCCCAGGTTGCCACAGATTGCAATGCGCCGGAAATGGCAGAGCCGATTTTTCCGGGCACCTGGCTGGCCCATGTGAAAATACCAGAAACGAAAGAGGAGATTTTTTCTTTCGCGGTATTGTACAGATTTTTTCCCCAGGTGGCCACCGTAGAAATTGCGCCAGAGATAGCAGAGCCGATTTTGCCGGGCAAGCCCTTCACCCACGAAACGACACTTTCAAAGGTTTTGACAATGAAATCCTTGGCAGAAGCCACGGCTTTCTTGATGCCATCCCACAGCTTGATAAAGAAGGTGCGGAAACCCTCGCAGTTGTTCCACAGGCCGATAAAAGCAACAACCAGGCCAGTGATCAAGGCCACAATGGCCACAAACGGATTGGCCAGCATTGTTGCGTTGAGCAGCGCAAAAGCCTTTTGCACGCCGCTGATGAGGCCCTGGATGGCCAAAGCAGCAGCCAGCACGCCCAGGGCAGCAGCGATGCCGCTAACAATCGGGGCGATGGCGGGCAGATTGTCCATAGTCCATTGGATAATATCCTGGATAACAGGGGCAACTTTCTCCAGCACCGTTGCGGCCAGGTTTTGGAGCCCGGTTTGGATGGGCTCCAGGACAGCGCCAACGGCGGCCAGGCTGTCATTGTAGCGGAATTGTGCTTGCTCCGCTGCTACCAGGTCGGCGTTGTTCTGTACATAGGAATCATGCACGCCCTGGAGGCCGCTTTCCGCCAGCCATTGCAGCACATATTGCTGCTTTTCGGCTGCCGTGGTGCACTTCGCCATGCCCTCATTGAAGGTTTCAAGGTTTCCGCCCGTTCTTTCGATGAGTTCCGCGAACGGGCCAACGGCCTCACCAACGGCAAGAGATTCCTGCAAGCCCTCTGCGATGCCCTCAAATTTGAGGCCGTCAAACTTGGTAGCAGCGCCAGAAAGCGCATCCGCCGCAAGCTCAATGCCAGCGGTATCAAAGCCGGTGGCCATGAGCATGTTGAGGCCCTCCATGGCTGCATCTGTTTCGCCGGTCACAGATGCCACATCAGAGAGCACCCTTTTCATGTCCTCCATGTTCTGTGCGGAATCTTTGGCATTTTGGGCCATCTGGGCCATATCTCTGCGATATTCACGGGTAGCCTCCGCCGCAGAGAGGAGCGTATCAACCGCGCCGGAAATAACATTGCTGATCATATCAGCAACAACATCCTTAAAGATAGTCCAGCCCTCGCCGGAATCCCTGGCAGCATCGCCCGCATCCCTGGCGGCATCTGCCACCTCCTCAAGCGCATCCTCTGCGCCGCTCGCTCCCCGCTCCACTTCCTCCAGCTTGGCGGCAAAATCGCGGTGCTCTTTTGCGGTTTTGTTGATGGCGGCCTGCTGGTTGTTGATCTGTGTTTTCAGCTTGACGGCTTCGGCGCTGGCCTCGCCCTGCTCCTCCACCACCTTGGTATATGCCGCATTGAGCACATCCAATTGGCGTTTCTGGGCAGCCTCCACGCTGGCAAGCTGATCAAGTTTGGCCGTGAGGCCGTCCGTGCTGCTGCGCCAGTCATCCATGCTGGAGGATGCTTCTTTGAATTGGCTGTTTGCCAATCCAATGGCGGCGCGGGCTTCGCTCATCGCGCCCTTAAAGTCTGTGATATCAGCCTGGAATTGTAGGGTTGTTTTGATGTTTTCATCCGCCATGCTCTCACCTCCTTGATGTTAAAACCAGTCATCACCAGCCGGGCGGCGTATACGGCCCTTGCTGTCAACTTTTTTGCCTTGCACGGTTTTGGGCTGTGTATTGATGCGCCGGATAAGGAGAAACACCTCTTTTGAGGGCGTGCGCCTTATACGGAATGGGTCAAGCGCCGGGAACACCTGGCACAGTGTGCGGGTGATCTCAAAAAGCTGCTGGTATAGTGTTAACTCGCTTGCTTCACCTTGCGCGGCGCTGGAGGATAAACTCCTTAAACTGGTCAAGGCGAAAGCCGCACACCCCTGCCAGGACGGTGATAACCTCCTTGGCCGTGGTATACTTGAGCTCATCCTCCGTGAGGCCCTCAAAAATATCCAGCATCAGAGGGTTGATGGTCTCGCGGTGGACATTGAGCAGCCTGGACAGCGCAGCAAACAGGCTATCGCTATTCGTTGCATTGACCAGCGAATCCACATCCAGCACGTTGAGGAAATCCTCAATAGTGCCCCACAATACGTTGTAATCCTGCCGGGTGTAGGTCTTTACCACCTGGCGCTGTTTATCGTAAATATTGAGCTTGAGCTCCATCTTTATCCCTCCATTATGTTTGAAATAAGGGGCGGGCTATGCCGCCCCTTGGGGTTATTGGTTAGGCGCTTTTGGCCTTGAGCGTGTCGGGGGTAGTAACCTGGTCAAAGAAGGTAGACAGGTCAGCCAGGCCCTTGCTGGAATCCACCACGATGCCCTTGCTGGTTGCGGGCTCCCACGCCTTGGTTTCCTCGTTATAAACACCCTTGGAGAAAACGTGGTTGGTGTGAATGCCGGTAAAGGTCAGCTCGGTGCCGGTGCCATCGGTGCCGTCATCCTCGGTGGCCGCAGTTTCGGCAGGCGGGGCAAAGGTGCCCTTGAGCCTCCACACATAGCGGTAATTGCCATTGGTATCCTTGGTGCGGTAGCCAACGGCAAAATACCTGGTTTTGCGCGGGCCATCAATCAGCGCACCCGTGCTGGGGTCGTAGGATTTACCGCTAATCCATGCCAGGGTTTCGATATCCATGCCCGCGCCACGGATGGCGATTTCATCCGGGCCCTCGGAAGTGATATTCAATGCGGCCTTGTTGTCGTAATACTTGGTGGCGCTGCTGGCCGCAACGGTTTTACCGATTTCTGCCGCAGGCACCAGCTTTTTCACCGTGCCAGTTTTGTAACCGCCATCGGTTTCGTTGTCATCGCCGGTGACTTCGGCAATCACAACGCTATCAACGCCGCGATACTCAAAGACTTCATTTTTTCCAGCCATTGTTATGCCTCCTCATTCTCAAGATTTTGCACATAATAGGCGGTGATGCGCCACCCGGTGTGGGTGGGCTCATCAGATGGCACATCTTCACCCAGGCCCGGAACGGACCATCCAGCGGCGATGAGCCGCCTGGCCAGCTCCAGGGGCACGCTTTCCACCAGGGCGGGATTGCTGCTATAAAAGCCAATCCAGAATGCCCAGGCAATGGCATGCGGGCGGTTGTCATAGTGCGCCTTGAAAGGTGCATCAATCGCCATGTATGTGAAAAAGGATTCCGGGTATCTTTGGGAGAGGGGCATGGTGTGCATCAGCCAGCACGGATATCCCATCTCCTCCAGAATGGCAATCAATTGGGATCTCATGGCCTCACCTCCTCAAAGTTTTTTGCAGATATGCCTCCATTGCTTCGCGCTGGAGCTTTGCCACCTCGCGCTTGACAGCCGGGCCAAAAGCTGCATTTTTGAGCGCCTTATCAACCGGCATTTCGGAGGCTTTTCTTTTCGGTGTGCCCCACATCAGAAAGACAGAGGGCAGGCCGCCATCGGTCAGATCAAAGCCGATGTTTACCTGGGCAACAAGCGGGTTTTTCCAGGTGACAGCCGGGGCCTTGTCAAGGCTTTTTTCTGTGTCACCGCTGGAATGGTGGCGCTTGATGCCCGTTGCGAGCTTTGGTGTGATGAGGTCATGGGTGCCTTGCAAAGCGTCCTCAACCGCTTCCTCCAGGCTGCCGCCCATCTTTTCGATTTTGGCAGCAAGTGCCTCCATCTCATCAAAGCGAAAGGCCCACTTTGATTTTTTAGCCACCGCCAACCACCCGCCGCAGCTTGCAAACCAGGAATTGATTGCGCATATCCCAATTTTCGGGCGCGTTGATGATTTCATACAACGCGCCAGTTTGCAGGATACGCACCCGGCAGTTTGCCAGGATATCCGGCCTGTACCAGGTTGTAAGCGTCATGGTGTCCTCAATCACGAGCAAATCATTTTGCACGCGCTCGCTTCCGCCATAGCTTTTGAGATTAGCAAAGAATACGGGCCCGGTTTCTGGGTCTGGCCAGTTTTTCACCTCAACGCCGTTGATCTTTTGCACGCCCGTGGGCGTGATCAACCGGCAGGCGGTGGCCATCTGTGCGGCTGCTGCCGGCCTATGCATTGGCTTTCACTCCCCACTTGAGGGCAAGCTGTGCAGCTCGCTCATGGAAGAATGGAGAAAGAGCAGCGCCGCCCGCGCCATAGTTCCACAAATCAGCAACACCACGCGCCACAATGCCGCCACAGGTGTTGGATTCCGTCACGGTGGCCGGTATGCCCGCATCCTGGAGATACGCTTGCACATCCCGGATATAGGCCCCCAGCATTGCATCATGAAACTCACCCGTGATGCCCAGGCACAGCTTTACATGTTCCAGCATGTCGAAATCCGCCATGCTCTCACCTCCTCAAAGGTTGAGCGGGGCGGCGGTGAAACCGCCCCGCGCGGGTGTTAGGCAGCGGTGCCGGTAACGATGAAACCGCCGCTCACAACAACCTCACCGCCCAGCTCCACATCACCAACAATGGTGAGCATGAGCTTTTCGATGCTGCGATCTTCGGAGATGGCAATTTCAAAGTTGCTGAAAAGGCCCAGCTCAAAGCACTTGCAGTTGCCGTAGATCATCTCCAGGCTGGCCAGGTTGTCATTGAGGCAGTAGGGCACCGCCAGGCCGCCATCCTTGATGATGCCGGTATTGGGGTTGCTGGCATCGGGAGTGATCTCATATACAGGCTTTTTGTCCTGGGTGCCGCGCACATCACCAAAGGCGATGAGGTCAGCCTTGCAGAGCTGGAGGGTAGCGCCACCCTCAACGGCCAGATTGCCGCCATAGTTGAGCGCCAGGGTGCGCAGGGTCTTGTCATCAATGGCGGTGATGGTTTTCTTGGTCACCAGGCCAGATGCCTTGATCTTGTCGGTGATGAGCTTGGCAGCATACTTGCGCAGGGCAGTGAGAGCGGAAGCGCGTACCTTTTCGGTGTAGTTGAGCGGGCTCTGCTTGCGCACCTGCTTGGAAATGTAGCTCACCACGGCAGCGGTTTCGGGCTGGATGGTAACGAAATCATAGGTCATATCAGATTCGGTAGCGGCAGCGCCCTCGGTCTGCTTGGCAGCGGAAGCGCTGGCGATTTCATAGGCCACCTTATAGGCACCCATGCCCTCGCAATCCGTAACCTTTACCATGTCCACGATGCTGGAAACCTGGGTAAAGGCATCATTGATGCCGCCCACCTCGGTGGGAGTGGCAATCTTGCCGCCGCTCACCAGGGTAGCGCGGGCCTCGATCACGGGAACGCTCTGGCGGCCAGTAGAAACAAACGCCTTGGAACGCTGCTCCATGTTGGCACGGGCCTGGGGCACATTGCCGCGGGTGTCAAAGTGGGCAACCTCACGGCCAGGAGCAAAGTTGCGGCTGCGGGCGTTGTTATCCAGGGCAGGCAGTTCGTCCGCGCCCTCATCGCCGCCAGCGGGCTCCTCACCCTCGCCCATTTCGGCGCGGGCATTGTCCAGGCGGGTATTGCATTCGGCCAGCTTGGCGCGGGCCTCCTCAATTTCATTCTGGGCGGCGGCAATCTGCTCACCCAGGCTGCGCACCTCATTGATATCCTGGGAATCGTTGGCCTTGCTGCGCATTTCGGCAATGGCCTGCTGCTTGCGGGAAATCAGATTTTCAAGAAACTTCTTCATGGTGTTACCTCCTCATTTTTCATCAGTTGATATACATGATTTTGGCTTTCGCAAGCGCCAGCTCATCGGCAGCGCCCTCCGGCGCTTCTTCCTTCCTGGCCTTACTCCTCGCGCTCTCCAGCGCGGCGCGGGCGCTCTCCAGCGCTCCGCCTCTTGCGTTTATTTCCGTGTCAAGGTAATAGGGGAACGTAACCGCCGATACCTCGACAATGGAAGCAACTTTTGTAACGTGGCGTGTGGGATAATCGCTGTGCACGTTTTCCCACCATTGTTCAGCCACAGAGAACAAAAACGACATGCCGGAAATGTCCCCGCGTTTTACGGCGCTATATAAAGCGCTCGCCTCGCTGTTGTTTGCAACATCCAGCAATGCGCGGTCAAGGCTCAACCCGTCAGCATCAACGGAGAGATGCATTGTGCTGCTCTCGCTGTTGTTTCTGGAGCGTGCCAGTGGGATGCGCTTGGTATCGTGGTTGACCAAAAGGCGCACATCCGTGAGGTCTGCGCCATCCAGAGCCCCAGGCTCAATGATCTCGCAAAACTCTCCATCAATATCCGTTGGGCTGGAATACACCACGGGCCGCCCGGCAATAATAGCGCCACCATTCTCATCCACATCCGCACGCGCCTCAAAGGAATAGCTGCGGCGCTCAAGCGCTGGGAGCATCTTGTTTTTGATCTTGCTCATTGTCCTGGCCCTCCTTTTCTTTCGGCTTGCCCACCTGGTAGGCGGCAGCGTTGACCGTATCAATGTAATTGAGTGACACCATACGTTTGCCCACCAGTTCGGGCAGCGGGTGCAGGCCAAAGATGCGGCGCTTTTCGTTTTCGTACAGGGTGCCGGATGCACCCAGCTCCTTGACAAGCTCCAGCTTTTGTGCTGTGCTCATGAAAATGAGCTCCTCCGGGTAAAACTCAATGGCATTTCTGTGAGCGATTTCTGCCGGGCTAAAGATTCCTTTTGTGAATGCTTGAGCAAGTGCCACCACAAAGGGCTCAATGGCTTTCTGATAGAACGCCGCAAGCTGCTCCGGGTCAAAATCGCCCGTCAGAATCGGCAGCGGTACGCCAAAATGGCGCAGGATTTTGCTGTCAATAAACTCCAGCGTATCCTTGTCAACCAGCTTTATATCACGGCTGATAGGGATATACTCGCCCTTGATATCAAGGGGCATGAGGCCGCTTTCGTTGGCTGCCAGGCGTTCGGCAAGTGCGTTGAGATTGGCAGCCATGGTGCCATCATCCAGCATGGTGTTGTATTTCACCACGCCATTGACAGCATAGGAGCTTTTGAGGCCCTTGGCCACGCCCTGCATGAGCATGTCATTGAGCTCCACCGTGCTCAAAATGGCCCTATCATCCGCCTGGCCGTTCGCATCGCCGCCCATGTAATCGTTAGCGTAGTAATTGCGGCGCAGGTGGATAACATCGCTATATAGCAGCGTTGTTTCTGTGCCGTCCTCAAACTCCAGCTTGACAGCCAGCCGCCCGCGTGCGTCCTCAATGAATGTGACATATGCAGGCTTTACAGGCCACAGGGCCACGATGCGCCCGGATGCATCTCTTGCTTTGACAACCCAGGCATTGCAGCGTAGGAGCCAGGCCCAGGCAATGCGCCCCAGCATGTCGGATGTGGTCATCAATGCATTAGGTGCATCAAGCACGGCTTGCAGATGCCCAGCCACCGGCACAACATCAGAGCCAGCACGGCGCACATGGCGCGGGGTGAGCTTGATGATTTCCTGGACGATGCAGGCGCACGCCTGCTGCACCACATCGGATACATAGATATCATTGCCGAAATAGTTAAAAATCGGCATGCGGCCATCCAGCATGAGCGCAAGTTTCTGCCGCTCTTTCCTCTGCTTCACAGGCCGCAGAAAGTCAAGCACGCCCATCTTTTTCCCTCCAGTCATAGCTTGTTGGTCAATGCCGTTTTATAACGGCGGTACATTTCGTACAGAATTATGAGAGTAACAGCGCCATCAATGCGCCGCTGCGCCTGGTTGTTGATCTTAACAGCCATCACGTTGCCCAGGCTGTCCATTTCCATGCTGGCGTTACCCAAACACCAGCGGTCAACCGGGTTTTCGTTGTAGTTGATAAGCTGGTCTTTGAAGTCTGCTTCCGCCAATTTCATGGGGCTTGACAATGTGAGCTTATTCTGGTACACCATCTCACAATCAAAGCCATAGAAATCCATCTTTTGCAGGAAATCCTTTGCAAAGCGTTGATCATAACCACACTTGATGATGCGGATGCCGTAATCCGCATACAGGCTGTAAAACCAATCAGCCACGCGCGAAAGGTCATTCTCATTGCCCTCATGGATGGTGAGATGCCCGGCTTTGGCCCACTCCAGATAGTGCGCACCATAGCCCGCATCATTGGCCTTTTCCAGCTTGCTCTCCGGGATGAAATAATGAGTATGTACATACTTGGTTTTGTCATCCTTGCGCATGAGCAGCACCTTGGCACATGTGAGGTCGGTGGTTTCGGAAAGGTCAACCGCGCCCAGGGCAAAGGCATTGCGGAAAGATTCCAGCTCATAGGTGGCCGGATAGGTGTAATCCTCCTCCATGAGCCATTGCTGGCTGTTGCTCACCTTGATATTGAAATCCTTGGCCAGCACAAACATGCGGTCAGCTTTGGAGCGCTTGGCAAGGTCAATCTGCTCCCGCAGATAGTCCCATTTTTTCACGATGCCCAGGGTGGGGTTACTTTTCTGCCAGGTGGTTTCATCCTGCCAGATTTCCGCCTCACTATCCTGGGTGTACAGCCAAGGGAGCGTGCGCTCCGCCATGATGCCGTTATCCTCACCATTGAGGATTGCCCGGCACTTGATGAGCTCCTCATCCAGGAAACCATCATTGACAAAGCCCTCGGTGGTGATGATGATAAACTTTGGATTATCCTTGAGGCTTTGGGATTGCTCCACGGATTTTGCAATCACGTTGGTTTTCATCTCATGGGCCTCATCCACAATGGCAAAGTCAATGTTGCGCCCTTCCTTGTTGCGGGTGCGGTCAGACAGCTTGAAAATCTTGCTGTTGGTCACATCGCAGCGGATGAAACGCTGGTTTCTCCAGGTGTCTTTATCGCCTGGGTCAATGAGCTGGCGCATGGTATCAATTGCGTCATAGATGATGGATGCCTGGTTGTCATCATTGGAGCTGCAAACGATATCCGCACCCAGCGGGCCAACAATCGCCTCTGTGAGGGCAAGGGCGCTGCATGTTTCGCTTTTGGTATTCTTGCGGGCAATCAGCAGCACAATGCGCTTGAAACGGTCAAACCCGGTTTCCGCCATCTTGAATGAATACATCACCTCAATGAGTGCTTTTTGCCACAGCATCAAAATCATGGGCTTGCCATAGAATGGCGATTTTGTCAAGCGGATGCATCCCTGCATGAAATCAATGCGGGAAACGGCCTCCCTGGTATCGTAGATATAGCGCGGGTTGTCCAGGTCAGCAATGAGGCGGTCAAGCTCAATGATAAGCTCCTGCCCGGCGATGATCTCACCGCGCCGGATGGCCTCACGATACTGCACCAGGTATAACTCATCACGCGCCATTTTGCTTGGCCCTCTCTGCCAGGTATTGCCGCAGCGGGCTCTCCTCCTCTGGAGCTTCCTTGTGCAGCACGCCGGCGAGCACCTTGATGCAATTGGTGTACTGCTGCAAAAGTTCCTTGTACAGCTTCGCCGCTGGCGTGGTCTGCTGCCGTTGCGGGTCAGATGGATGCACCCGCAGCTTTGGCAGCACCCGCAAGGTGGAAAGCTCACCCTCAAGATAGGCAACATCCGTGATCAGCGGGCGGATGATATCAAGCATGCCTTTATCAATGCCGTTGAAGATGGCCAGCAGCGTGCTTTCCCGCTGTTGCTGTGTGCCATTCTCTGCCGTTTTCATAAGCTCCGCCCTCCTTCCGGTCGTTTGTTTTCGGAAAAGCCCTCTCATTGGCGTATATGCGCCGGAAATTTTGAAACTTTTTCAAAAATCTCGTTTTTCGCCTCGC